GGCAGACCGGCCACACCTACCAGAACATCACCTACATGCTGTGGGTGGCGCGGGAGCAGTTCCCCAGTGAGTTCGCTGGTGTCGATATTGGCCAGGATTGGCAGTCATCCACGCGGGTGTTCCTGCCGGGTGGTGGGGAGATCAGGCCGAGTACCGCGAGCTCGGCGGCCAAGGATGGCGGTAAGGAGACGTTCTCGGTCGCTGACGAGACGCACCTGTACTGGCTGCCGGTGCTGCGGCGGATGTATGAGATGGTGCAGCGCAACACCGTGAAGCGGAAGGCCGCGCAGGGTTGGATGTTGCAGACCTCGACGATGTTCGCGCCGGGTGAGGATTCGGTCGCGGAGCGGACCCACGAGGCGTACGGCAAAGGGCTGTTGCCGCGGTTCCTGATGGATCACAAGGAACCACGTGGCGAGATCGACCTTGCTGATGATGGGGCGCTCGAGGCGGAGCTGCGGTATCTGTACGGTGAGTTCGCCGACGTGATGGATCTGGAAGGGATCATCGGCAAGCTGCGCGACCCCCGCTTCGATGAGAATGAGCAGCGTCGGTACTTCCTGAATGAGCGGCGTGCCGGCTCGGCCCGGTGGAAGGACCAGGCGGTGTGGGCCGCCCGTGCCGACCCGACCATCGTCGTTCCTGATGGTGCGGCGATCACGGTGGGGTTCGACGGGTCGATCTCGCGTGACTCGACCACGCTCATCGGCTGTACCCGTGACCGGCACTGGTTCGTGATCGACATGTGGGAACGGCCGCAAGGCCCCGCTGGCGAGGGTTGGGTGGTCCCCCAAGACGAGGTCGACCAGGCAGTCCGGATGGCGATGGGTCGCTGGCGAGTGCTGCGGTTCTACGGCGACCCCCGCGAGTACAAGGCGTGGCTGTCCGCATGGGCTTCAGAGTTCAAGGATGGCAAAGGCAACGACATCGTCGCGGAGTTCCCGACGAACTCGGCGGGCCGGTTCGCCCCGGCGGTCATGGCTGCGGATGTCGGCATCGACAAGGGTGAGCTGACCCACGACGGTGATAGTCGGCTGGCCCGGCATGTCGCTAACGCGCACAAGCTGTATGTGCGGCTGCGGGTCGATGATGGGGAGCGGCGCCCGTTCGTGTTGCAGAAGGACCGGCCCCATTCGCCCCGGAAGATTGACGGTGCGGTCGCTGGGGTGCTGGCGGATGCGGCCCGCAACGACGCGCTGGTCGCCGGCGAGTTCGAGTCCGACGAGCAGCCGTTCTTCGCCTCCTGGCGCTAACGACGAAGGGAACCTCTCATGGCGGTCAGGCTGCTCGAGCGCGTCCCCATCGAACGGATCGAACAGCAGGCGAAGCCGGTCGACCTTGGCCGGGTGCTAATGGTGCTGGTCGTCGGCGTGTTCTACCTGCTCGGGTTCGTCGTCCGGAAGACGGCGCTGATGCTGGGGGTGCTGCTCGGCTGGGCGGTGGCGGCGGTCATGGAGGGTTGGCAGGACGCCGGTAAGCCAGCGGAGGAGCGGCGCCGTGCCAGGGTGGCTTGAGCGTGTCGACCAGCGCAGGCGTGGACGGCCAGAGAAGCGGTCAAGCATCGACACCTGGATCAGCGATTTCCTGATCCCGTGGGGCCAGTTCGGCTACAACGGCAACCAGTATGCGTTTGGCCTGAACCAGACCCTAGCGGGACAGCGGGTCCAGGAGATCACCGCGACGCTGCCCGGGTACATGGCGGCGCTGCGGGGCTGCCCGCCAGCGTTCGCGGCGCAGCTGGTCCGCTGCCTCGCGTTGTCGCAGGCGCGGTTCACGTTCCGGAACCTGCCATCGTCACGGACACCGCGACGAACGTTCGGCACCACCGACCTCGGCATCCTCGAGCGGCCGTGGACGAACGCGACCACCGGGGAGCTACTCGCCCGGATGGAATGGCATGCGGGCCCGGCCGGCAACTCCTACGTGCATCGCCGTTCCATCCCGCCGACGCCTGCGGCGCCGCTTGGGAAGCGGCTGCGGGTGCTGCGCCCCGACTGGACCGCGATCGCCTACGGGTCACAGCGGGAGCCTGATGACCCGGCGCATGCGCTGGATGGCGAGGTTGTCGGCTACGTGTACGCCAACGGCGGGTTCGGGGTGGGCGAGCCGGTCACGTTGCTGCCGGAGGACGTGGCCCATTGGGCGCCGATCCCCGACCCGGAGGGTGCCGGGATCGGCATGTCGTGGGTCACCCCGGCGGTGCGGGAGATCCAGGCGGACCGGTCGGTCACCGAACACAAGCTGGCGTTCTTCCGCAACGGCGCGACCCCGAACCTGGTCGTCAAAGGCATCCCGGCTGTGACCAAGGAGCAGTTCGACGAGATCGTCGAGCTGATGGAGTCCCAGCACGCTGGCCTCGCCAACGCCTACAAGACCTTGTACCTGACAAGCGGCGCGGACGCGACAGTGGTGGGTGCGAATCTTGCCGAGCTTGACCTGAAGACGGTGCAGGGCGCCAGCGAGACGCGACTGGCGGTGCTGTCCCGGGTGCCCGCCCCGATCCTGGGCGTATCGGAGGGTCTGGCCGGTTCCAGCTTGAACGCGGGGAACCTCGGGGTCGCCCGGCGGAACTTCGCGGACGGGTGGATCTACCCGACCTTGCAGGACCTAGCCGCTTCGTTGGCGCCGCTGGTGAACGTCCCGAGCGACGCGGAACTCTGGTACGACCCGGCGGACATGCCGATCCTCCGCGAGGACGCCAAGGACGCCGCCGACATCGAGTTCGTAAAGGCGCAGACGATCCGGCAGCTCGTGGATGGCGGGTTCGACCCGGACTCGGTGATCGCTGCGGTGCAGGGCCAGAACATGAGCCTGCTCAACCATTCGGGAATGCTGAGCGTGCAGCTCCAGGAGCCGGGGGCCACGCCGAACGGGCAGGGCAACGGGAAGGTGCCGGCGCTGGCCGGCCCACAAGGAGCGTGATCATGGGCGCCTGCGCCAACTGTGACCAGCGTGAGCACCAGACCGGCGAGCGCGCGGTCGACAACTCCGCCTGGGACGGCCCAGCCGCCATGTCGCGGTGCGCGAACTCCGACACGCCCGCATCCTGCTACGGGTCGATCTGCGCTGGGCGGAAGGCCGGTGATCCGTCGCTGCAAGCATCGTGGGCGCTCCCCCATCACAAGACCGCCGGCGACCCGCCGAACGCCGCCGGGGTCCGCAACAGCCTGTCTCGCTTGCCACAGACGCAGGGATTGACCAACGCGGCCGCGGCGCGGCGTCACCTGGAGGCCCACTTGGCATCAATCAACGCCGGGTCCGCCTCGGCCGACCCACCGACCGACAGCCTGTACCGGTCGATGGAGCTGGAGCTCCGCGAAGATGGACAGGGCATGCCGACGCTGTTCGGCTACTTCGCCCTGTTCAACCGCTGGAACGAGATCAACTCGTTCTTCGAGGGCCGGTTCCTGGAACGTAACCATCCCAAGTCGATGGACCGCACCTTCGTCAGCGAACGTGACGCGATGCGGGTGCTGTTCCAGCATGGCCGCGATCCGATGGCCGGCGACAAGCCACTCGGCCCGCTCGACGTGCTGGAGGCGCAACGCAAGGGCGCCTACTACGAGGTCCCGCTGCTGGACACCCAGTACGTCCGGGAGCTGCTGCCAGGGCTGCGTGCCGGCCTGTACGGGGCCAGCTATCGGTTCCAGGTCCGTGAGGAGTCCTGGAACAAGAAGCCGGACCGTTCCGACTACAACCCTGAGGGGTTGCCGGAGCGGACCATCCTTGACCAGTCGGTGCTCGAGCTTGGCCCGGTGACGTTCCCGGCCGAGCAGGACACCACCGCCGGGATCCGGTCGCTCACCGACCGGTTCCTCGGCCTCGAAGATTTCACCGGGCGGGGAGACCAGCGGATGGCTCCTGGCGGTGACTCTGCCGACCCGTCAGGCAACGACGAGGCGGCCATCCACGAAGCCCTCCACACCCGCGATCGGGCGTGGCAACTGAGGAGACACCTCAATGCCTGACATCGACGAGCAGGCCAGCAACCTGCTCCCCCAGACCCTCGACGACCTCCGCGGCAAGACCCCTGAGGAGCTCCGCAACATGGTCGAGGTGCTGGACGCGCACCTGCGCGACATGCACCAGAGCGAGACTGGCGAGCTGCGCACCCTGGATGCCGACGAGCAGAAGGCGTTCGATCTTGGCCTGGAGATCCGCGAGACCGCCATCAGGATGGTCGAGGAGCACGAGCGGATCGCCGCGATCTTCCGCCGCCGTCCCAAGGCGGTCGAGCGGGTGTACGCCAACATCCGCCACGGCCTGGACGACACCGCCAGCGACGTGCGTCGCCTCACCAACCCGGAGGCCCGCGACCGGGCGTTGCGGATCCTCGACGACCGTAACGCCTCGGCCTATCTGAGCGCCGCGCAGAAGGACGAGATCAATCGGCAGGTCCGCAAGATGCCCGACATCGCCCGACGGATCATTGTCACCGAGAATGACGATTACCGGGAGGCGTGGCTCAAGGTTGTCACCGACCCGCATGGGGCCGCCCGGTGGACTGAGGACGAGCGCCGCGCAATGCAGGCATGGAGCGAGTACCGGGCCATGTCGGAAGGGACCACCACTGCCGGCGGGTTCGGTGTGCCAGTGTTCATCGACCCCAGCATCATCCTGACCGCACAGGAAAGCGACAATCCATTCCTCCAGGTCGCCACCGTCTCCGACATCACCACCAACGCGTGGAAGGGTGTTTCCTCCGCCGGAGTGACCTGGTCGTTTGACGCGGAAGCCACCGCCGTCTCCGATGACTCCCCGACGCTGGCGCAGCCAACCGTCACCGCCTTCATGGCCCGCGGGTTCATCCCCTACTCGATCGAGGTCGGGGAGGACTACCCGAGTTTCGCGTCGGAGATGGCGACCCTGCTGTCCACCGGCTACAACGAACTACTCATCGACAAGTTCACCCGCGGATCCGGCACCGGTGAGCCGAAGGGTGTTGTCACTGCGTTGGATGCGACCGCCGCCAG